CCGCCGTTGAGCGCGGCCTTGGCGGCGCGAAGCGCACCGCCGCAGCGCCCAACGACACCGACGAGTATCGGAGCGCCATGTTGGCCTACATGGTCAACGGCAGCATTTCCCCCGGCCTGATCCTGGACGGCGGGGAGAAGCGCGACATCCTGGGCGTTTCCCTGACCGGGACCGGGGCGACCGGCGCTGTGCTGGCCCCCGTGGCCCTGGAGCGCAGCCTGATCAACGAGATCACGGCCCAGAACGCCATCCGCCAACTGGCGGACGTGCGCAGCTCCGCCTCCGAGGTGGACATCCCCTACGTGAACACCCACACCACCGCCTATCTGGTAGGCGAGGGCGTGGCCGTCACTGCGTCCACCCCCGCTTTCGCCAAACACAACATGAAAGCGTACAAGGTTGGCGCCCTGTCCTACATCACCCACGAAGCCCTGCAGGATATGTTCATCGACATGGAAGCCTGGGTGCGCGACGACTTTGCCGCGGCCTTCGCATCCCTGGAAGAGACGCACTTCCTGACGGGCACCGGCAGCAGCCAGCCCTCCGGCGTCATCACCGGCGCTTCTTCCGCCGTGACCACGGGCTCCAGCACCGCCATCTCCGGCGACGAGCTGATCAGCCTGATCTACGCGGTGGACGCCAAGTACCGCCAGAACGGCTCTTTCGTGATGAAAGACTCGACGGTCGCCCTGCTGCGCAAGCTGAAGGACGGCCAGGGCCAGTACCTGTGGCAGCCTTCCCTCGTGGCGGGCCAGCCTGACCGGCTGTACGGCTACCCCATCTACACTTCCAGCAAAATGGACGAGGCGACCGCGGGCAAGAAGTCCGTACTGTTCGGCGACTTCAAGAAGTTCCGCATCCTGGACCGCCGGGGCCTGTACTTCCAGCGGCTGAACGAGATCGCGGCCACCACCGGCCAGGTGGGCTTCCTGGCGTTCCGGCGCTATGACAGCAAGCTGCTGGTTTCGGACGCCATCAAGTACATCACCCAGAAGTCCTGATAGACGACAACGACCTGATGAATGGGATAGGAGTGAAAGCACATGGACCCCATCATGACAGCGGCGGAATTTGAGCGGTTCTCTGGCCGGTCCGGGATGCCCCCTGACGACATCGCGGCGTGGATCGCCGTTGGGCAGCAGGCGGCGGACGACTACACGGGCAGGACGCTGGGCTACGGCGCGATGGCCGAAAAGCTGGTGATGCGCGGCTCCGTGGCGCTGCTCCACTCCTATCCCGTGGACGAGAACGAACCTGTAACGGTCAAGGTGGACGGCGAGACGGTGGCGGATGACGGATACTTCCTGAGCCACAAGGACGGCCTGCTTTACCTTGACCGGGCAAGCGAAAGCGACGCGGTGGTGGAGGTTGAGTACCATGGCGGCTACAAGACTGCCGAGGTGCCGGCCCCCATCAAGGTGGCCTGCGCCATGATCGCCAACGCCATGCTGACCAAAAGGGACAGCGGCGGCCAGCAGATCTTATCCGAGAAGCTGGACGGCTACGCGGTGGCCTATGTGCAGCAATTCGGCGGCACCGGCCTGGAATCGGTGGCCCCGGCGGCGGCGGCACTATTGAGGCCTTACGCCCACAAAGCGGGGGTGGCGGTATGAGCGTCATAGAACGGGCCAGAAACCACATCGCGGACATCAAGCGCCGGTTCCCAAGCGAGACCGCCGTATTCACCCGGCGCGGCGTAGACCAGTACAACCAACCCACCGACGCGGCGGAGCCGGTAGGGACGGCCACCGTGTGGCGGCGGCTTCCGGAGCTGCCGGAAAAGCGCACGATAGACATCAGCGGCCAAACCTACGCGGACGACAAGGACATCTGGATCGAAGCCATCTGGGCCCCCGATCTGCCCGACGTGCGGCGCGACGACGTGTGCACTTTGGAGGACGGGGTGCCCCGCATCGTGCGGAACATCCAGAACCGGATGAACATCCGCGTATTGTGGCAGCTATCGGAGGGGGTGTGACCGTGGGAGCGCCAGGCGGGATCAGGGTAGACATCAGCGTATTCACGAAGGCCACGGATGAGCTGCGGGACGGCGTCCGGAAGAACACCATCGCCTTTGCCAAGACGGCGGCCGCCAAGGCCCAGGCCGAGATGCGCAGCGGCGCGAAGTGGACGGACCGAAAAGGCGTAGCCCGGCGAGGGCTTCACGCATCGGCGAAGCAGACAAGCGACAGCACGCAGATACGCATCGGCGGGGCCGCCCCCAACTACAAGCGGGGCAAGCGCGGCGCGGCGGATTACATGGAGTTCCTGGAGTTCGACCACGGGCAGCGCTACGGCGTCATCTTCCCCACGGCGGACGCCCTGGTGGACAGCATCCGAAAGGAATTCGGCAACGCGACGCTGTACGGATCGTACAACATCGACATCCAGCGCGACCGGGCGGCCCACCGGATGCGCGGCAGAATAAAGAGGTGATGAACGCAAATGAGTTCAATGCGCGAG